ATGACGGCAGACTTCCCGCCATCCATTGCCCAGATCCGTAGCCGCATAGCGGTGGCAACGATGCAGGTTTCCCAAACGGCAGACGAGGCATGGGGCAAGATTATGAAAGCTGTCCGGATGTATGGATGGTGCAATCCAAAAGGTGCGGAAGCATTCCTTGGCGCATTCACATGGGGTGTTGTGACTGGATTCGAGTGGCGATACTTCTGTGAACTGGACATGGATAAGGAGTCCACTTACTTTGCACAGTTTCGTACAGCCTATAACACACAGATAGCACGAGAGAAAGAGAAGCTCCAGATCCCGCAACATGTGCAGGAATTGCTGGGTGGCGTTGTTGAAACGCAAGGGAAGATAGGAGACGACACAAATGGGGATCGTTAAGCTAACACATCCACTGTCTCGGGAAATACAGATATCAAGAAAAGATCTAAAGCGAAGTCTTGATAAGCTGGCTAGCGAGATCGGGAGCAAGACTCTAGCCGAACGTATCATTGCTATGCGAGAACAGATGATAGCGAAAGAGATCGACGATGCTTTCACAAAGGGAGGCAAGGCATGAGATTAAACAGGGCACGAGCGATCAGACTCAAGTGTATGGACTGCACTGGAAACCAAGAGGCTGAGGTAAAAAGATGTACGATCCGATCCTGCACGCTGTGGCGCTATCGCATGGGATATGAGGAGAGAGATGCGGATTATTACTCCGTACCATCGAACGCAAGAAACCGTCTCCCAGAGGGGTCTGCAGAGCAAGGAGAGGAATTTACGACAGAGAGCGAGGATTGAAACTAGGAATGAAGAACCAAGAGTCTTTCTTCCCAGGATACGAGTACGAACCTCCGGAACCAGAGTCTCCGCTAAAGCTGAAAAAGCCAATCGAAATGTACGGATCTGGACCGTCCGGAAAGACTTGCAAATCATGTAATAACCTGACGAACAATGGGTATCGAGGACGTGGGTATTACAAATGCAAACAATGGAAAGATAGCCATAGCCCAGCAACGGATGTTCGATTGAAATGGCCAGCATGTGGAAGATATGAGGAAAGGGAGAAAGTATGAGCAATTTTCGTTGTCACGTTTGCGGAAAAGAATTTTCATGGGAAGAACGCGATTATGACACTGGGTTAAAGATGGCTCAGCAAGCAAGTTTCGATGCGCTAGGACACACAGAAGACGTTACACCATACCTTGTCTGCACGGGTTGTTCTGTAGAAATAAAAAAGGAACTGGGGGAATGCACATGAGCAAGATAATCTTCGGCCAGAAAGACAAGCCACATCGATGCGTAGACTGCTACTTCTACAAGGCGGGGTCCCGAGAATATCGCACTGCAGTATGCGAAGCAGAGTACAAAGAGATCCGAAGGGTGACAGTCACAAAGGTAACGCCGGCATGGTGTCCGCTCACTCTCGTTGGAGTGTGGATACCAGTGAAGAAAAGCAGTGAGACTGGCAATGCTATCAAGCGATGGACGGACGAGGTGAGCGCACAATGATAAGGCGGGGAGAACTGTTTATGATTGTGGGACTGCTGCTGCTGCTTGTTTCTCTAATCGCAAGGGTGGTTTGCCTAGTCGTTGATGAACGCAACACACCAAGAGGCGATGTCAATCGTGATGGCCGAGTCAATGCAGTGGACCTGACCATGATGAAGCGGCATCTCATTGGCATGTATGATCTGGATAGTACGCAAATAAGAATCGGAGACATGAACCACAATCACCGCATAGACCAGATGGACATTGATGTTCTGGTAGAGGGGATGTTGAGATGACAGATGAAGAACCGATCGTAACCGAGACAGAGGAGATCGTATGCCCATACTGCAAGGCGAGGCAGTTTGTCACGACAGTAGAGCAGGTGGAGATACTGGAGATTCTTTTTGACGGGGCCTGGCGCGAATGTTTTAATTGCGGCAAGGCATTCCATGTGGTAGCAGCCATCGCATTCTCAACAAGTAAGGACGAACAAGTGGATTTCAGAGGAGCGCAAGACGCAGAGGAAGAAGAGGAGTACGACAATGACTAAGTTTATGACGAAACCCTACGAAGTGGACGCAATGCAGTACATGGGAAGCGAGTCGGTCGAAAAAATCAACGAGTGGCTGGGAACATTCGCCAAAGAATTCAACGCAGAAGAGGACGACAACGGGGAAGAACTGTATTGCCACTTGGACGAAGAGCTGCTTGCAGAGATTGCCGATTGGATCGTGTACGAATGCGATTCGTTTGGAATCTTGAGCGATGAAGCGTTTCGACAGATGACCGGAGACAGCAAGACGCAGGAGAAAGACGCAATAGAACCCAGCCAAGAGATCAGCATCACTCACCCTTGGTTTGCGAACATCATGTTTGATCTGGACATGTGCATCCGGAGGGGCATTGATCTGGCAAACGATGATAACAAGGTGACGATCCCGCTCAAGTTGACGATCAAGAAAGACATGTTCTCTCCGGAGATCATGGTGGAACACACAGTGTCGCTCAACATCGCGAACAAGCCTATCAACAGCAAGGGCAAGGTCAACAACTTCATGGTGAAGCGGGACGAGAACGGGCACATGCTGCTGGTAGATCCGCAACTAAGCATCGAAGAGATCCACAAGGACGGGGAGAAGCAGCCGGAGTATGCAACCGAAGCTAAAGGAGAATGGGTAGGAGGCCCAGGCGATGTCCTGAAAGAATTCCCGCTGGAAGAACTGATGGGGGAGAACGATGACACCAATACCTGATGACCTGAAATTCAAGGCTGAGCTAGTAAAAAACGCAAAGGGCCAGCGTGCGATGAACCTATACATTGAGAACGCCACTTGCTTTGAGGATGTGGCAACAGCCTGCGCCATGCTGATAGCTACAGTCGTTCTGGAATATCGGATGAACTCTTGCGATGGCGTACTGGATCCGGAGACTGAACGTGACCTGATCGAGACGATGGTAACAACGGCAGTCAGAGTGTCCAACCAAGCAGGAGAATTCCATATCACAAACGTGGAGGTATGAGATGGATCGTGAGTGTGAAGAAGCACTGGCCCAGATCTTTGAGAACATAAGCAAGCACAGCATGGTAATGACGGTGAGACACGACGGGAGAACCCATGCCTTGCGAATAGAGATCCGGTCCAGCACATTCAAGGACAGCCTCATGATCGATCTGGATTCCGACTCGATCCGACACATGCTAAGGAAGCTGGCGAACTGTCAGCTATGCGTAATCGAAATCACAAAGGAGACAGCCGATGGATCTGCTCAAGCCACAGGAACTGATGTTCCCGATCTCGCGACGGCAACGGTATGACAGCGATGGACGCATACCACCCAGCCTGACAGCAGCTACCTACGCAGTAGCAGCCGATGGCACAGTAGTAACGCCGGACCTGCCATACGCATGGGTAAACTTCTTCATCGAGGCGGCGAACTTCTACCATGCCCACCTGATGCAACAACCAACGGTGACTGGACAGAAAGGCAGACTGCTCGTGTCGCTCGTGTTCCCTACCCCGCCTCGCACACAGAAGAACAGCCAGATGATCGGCATCAAGGATCGTAAGGGAACGTGTACAAAGTGCGGTCAGATCATTGGCACAAGATTCATCATGCAAAGCGCGGCGAACAAGGAGCAACTCAAGGACATCAAGAAGTGTGGCAAGACAGTGTTCCGTCAGACACCCGTGCTAAAGCTGCCGTTGACCAGATCGCTATGTGTGACAGCCATCTATTACATGGACGCACGAAGACTGGTAGACCTGAACAACCTGATATCCGCAACGGATGACATACTCAAGTCGATCGGAGTTATCGCAGATGACAAGTGTTCCATCGTGACACGGCATGATGGATCATACGTTGACTACGACAAGGCAAACCCACGAACCGAAGTGTTCATATACGAGTGGGTGCAAGCGCCAACCTGATCGCGAGAAGAACAAAAAAAAGGGGCAGTAACCACAACGGCTACTGCCCCTTTTTCTTTGCCTTAAAATCACACGCTGTTCGCGATGTCCCGCATCTTCTTACGCAATCGATACCCAACATACTTTCCTGATCGCACTCTACGATCCAGTATGTGTGCTGTAGCAGGGATGATCCACTGCCATCCAAGTCTGACAGCGCCTGGGATTAACTCGTTCGCAAGAGCATGGTAGATCGATCGGATATCTGATCGTCCGGACACCACAAGGAACTCGTCTGTCGTGAGGTACTCCACCCCGTTCAGCTTCACGCTCATGTGTCTAACCTCTCTGCGAAGTTGACGAACCAAGGTCCACCCTTGCGTGGCCGGCCAACCTCGACTGATGCGTAGTTGTCTTCCGTTATGCGTCTGGAATCAATCAGTCTTTGTATGTGCTGCGTTACATCGTGTATCCATTCGGTTTCAATCGGGACTGCAATGCGCAAGACTGTCTTTCCTCGTCCATCACAGATCAGCTGGATCATTGTGTGCTTGCCATTCATTCCAACGAAGCATCTGACGTTACTCATAGATCCTCGATCCGAACCAATAGCGTTCGGATGTCAGTCAATAGATCGTCGATCTGCGAGATATACTTCTCTTCCTGCTCATACCAATCGTCAATAGGTTCGGTCTGAGGCTTGACCTGATCGTGTCGTTCTTGTGCGTATGCACGCAGATTATATAGCCTCGTCTCGATGCTATCCTGATCGATCCAGATTTCTCTTCTATCCTGTGCCATGTGTTCATCTATAAATTGTCTTGGCATGAGTGTCTCCTCGCTTTCATAGTCCGAAGTCGGACGGCTTCATTGCACGCTGACCATTAACATCACGCACCCTTGTCTCTGCCATGTCCAGATCGTTGTACACATCCACACGAAACAGCGTGCCACTCTCAAACTTCTTGTAGTCCGGTTCGCTTTCGTCCGTCTCACGTAACCGTGCCTCACTGTGAATGAGTCCGTCTTTCTCATACGTCTTGCTGTCCACTGCCCATCGCTTGCCCATTCGTATCACTTCCTTTCGCGATTAGAATACCATGCTACTCCACCACCTTGCAGTACACATCGTCTGCATAGTACAGACCGTTGAAGATGTTGAAGATCCCAAGGCATACCACGCCAGACTCAAGCACTTTCATTTTGAACTGACGTTCTTCGTTCGGCATGCCGATAATCTCGACATCCCCGATGGCATTCTTGCTGTGGATCATGGCTTTTGCTACGTAACCGATCATGATTGTACCTCTCAATTCCTGCCAAGGATGACGTTTGTGACCGTCTCCAAGTCCATCTCGTCAACTCTTCCATTCCCATTCATGTCACATCGAAAAATCTGCCACTGCGATAGGTCGTAGATCCCGATAATGTGCCGCTTCATCATGGTCAAATCGATAGCATTGATACGGCCATCCTTGTTCGCGTCTCCCGTTGCCAAGGCCGGATCATTCAAGAAGAAGTAGGCCATCATAACAATTAACGCAACAATCAGCATTGGAACAATGGCTTCTTTGAAACTCATCGCTTTGCCTCTTCCTTGCCGAACCATTCTCTGTGCCCGATGATGCCATTGTGTGTATGCCCTGCGTAGAACAGGATCACGCCAGTGTACAGACAACTCGTTGGCATGACGATATCATGCACGACCTCGATCCATCGCCCGTCTTCCTCGAATTGGAAGTCTGTAATGATCGGCTTAGAACGATGCAACTGCATAGCAAACGCTGTCAGCATCGAGCTGAAATCTTTGTACTCAATGAGGCACACGTTAGGTTCTTCGCTATCCAACCCAACGAATGCACGACACTTGCCCTCGTCCTCGATCAGACACTTACGCAAGAGCGCCTGCTCCACATCGTATAGGGTATCCTTGGTATTCTCCGACTCGGTATACCCAGCCATATCTTCGCGAGGGTTCGTCGGATACACTGACTTCACCATAAGCCTGACCACATTGACTGCATCTGCTACGTTCATACTGTTTCCCCTTTCGCTCTGTAAAGCGCACTCTTGATATCGTACAAGTGAAGCACGTTGCCGTTTTTGAATGTCACTTCCGCTTTCCTGTACCCATAGTTTTCAATAAGCACTACGCCTATTACGTCATTCTCTCCAACCACATAGAAAGAATCTTTTTGCGAACAGCACTCACTTACATTGCATCTCATGCCTGTCTCCTCTCGTGCGTTGTGTGTATGCGCACCCCACTGTGTGATGGATCTCAGTACAGCCCGTACAATTCGTGCGACCTGTCTAAGTCAAACTGTTTGCACCTGAACTCGTACTCTTTCATCTCCTCTTCATCGTATGCGCTATCCTTTCGTACATCATGATCGATGACGATAACCTCTGCGTGCATCTCACTGCTTGTGTACACGCCTTGGACAAGCCCACCCTCAAGTACCACATAAAGTCTCATGCGAATCTCCTCTCACTTCGAACGTCTGCTGTTCTTCCCGATTGATGCGTTGATCTCTTTCCATGTGGTAGCGGACATCGTTGCCATATCCCAACCCATGCCCTCGAGATCAGTGGCACGATCATAGTCCGGCACTACAGCAGCAGTGCGAGTGACCGCATTGCTCAGTCCATACAGCGTCATGTCACCACCTTGGAGCAGGTTCTTTAGCACCTCATCCTGTTCGCCTTGGTTCAGTCCGAACTTCCTGCCTGCCATCTCGACCACTTCCGTAGGTCTGCCCTCGATCTTCGTGCCGGCTGCTTCACGCAGGCCATCGAGGATCTTGCCGAACACTGCCTCGTCTACCGCAGACTTGACGGTATCCCTTGTCTTCATGAGGAACGCCTTGTTATCGGCTGCCCTCGTCTCGTCTGTGTACAATTCCCAGTTGTCTGTGTTCCTGCCACCGACATGGTACTGCCTTGATCCGAAGCTGTTCACGATCATGCCATTGGAGCAGACCAGACGGAACAGAAGCGGAGCAACAGACACGCTGCCCTTGCCTACCTCACTGTTCCGGACCACAACGCCAGCCTGTACCAGATCGCCAGGACGCACCTCGCCTTGGAGCCTGGGGTTCACGACCTTTAAATACAGTGCATCATCCGTGACCTCACAGCTATCGAAGACACCCTCTCGTATCTGTGCCAACACAGGCAGGATGGCTTGGCATACTTCCAGATTGTCCACCGGACGATACCGATCGGACAGGAATGCCCTCGCCTTGCCATCGAGGGATCGTATCATCTGCCTTGTCTCGTTCTTCCTGAGCCACTCGTTCACATTGCGAGTGAGCAACTCCGGTAACTCCGCTTTCATGCGATCGTAATACACAGCAGGGATACCAGTGTGCGTTCCGATCTGACGATGGAACAGCTGTGTAGGATTGAGGTCGAGTCTCTCACGACCATTGACGATCTCGAATTGTACTGGCGTGATGTCCTTGGCATCCCCGAACAGATCGGGAAGCGATGTCCTCAATGCCATCTTGTTGCTGGGAACAATGAAGTCCCTGCGTGCTGTCTCCTGACGGTTGATCTCTGTCCAGACTGCGTTGATCGTTCTTCCTGTGTTCATGATTGTGCCTCCTCTTTCTTCGTGTTGTCTTCCGCTTCGTACTCTATACGCTCAAGGAAAACTTCCTTGCCCATATCGTGCCCCTCTAGGTAGTACAGGATCTCATCACGAAGATACTCCGGATCGCTGTAGTAATAGCCGACCGAGTCATTGCCATAGCCACCGATCATCAGCATCGTGCTGTCTCGCCAAGTGTAAAGCTCTATGCAATACGCACCCTTTCCCCCATCCGTATCGTCATAGTAGAAGTCGATCACTGCATCCGCATCGTTCGCAAGCGTGTCCATCACATGCTTTGCGAAGTCCTCGCCTGTCATCTTGACCAGTGTTCGTGTCATTGTGTGTCTCCTTTCGCATCTTGCTTCCGTTCCATGCCATCGAGAATGTTTTTGCGCATCTCCCTTGCACAATACGCTGCCGTTATCCTGTCCATGCCTACCTTTTCGAGATCATGAAAGGCTTTCTCGATCTTGTCTTTGTCGGGGCTTGCCATTACAAGGCGCAGTACCAACGCTTGAACCGTCATGAGTGTCTCCTCTCACCACTTGTGCAGGTACTCGCCAGTGGGTGACACCACCAGCTTATGCACTAGCCCATCGTTCTTCGAGATCAAGTCCATCTCACGTATCACACAGCCATCCGTTGTGCGATCCAGCTTGGCATCCAGCAGTGTCCAATGCTTCTCTCCTTTCTTCACGATACGTTCGACTTCTGCCTTGGCTTGTGCCCATGTAGGGTCAGACACGAACATGGTTACGAACCGCTTGGTGTTCTTGGTGTGTGCAAGATTGCAGGGTATGCGAATCCAATTCTTCGTTGCGAGATCGATCATGTCAGTCAACCACCTTTCGCACTTCGGTTACTTCGTACAACGTGATCCAATGTCCGGAGATGATGCAGCCATTGAAGTACACCTTGCCATCCTTACCATCGGCATACATCTTGTCAACGTGAGTGCAACACAGGCGCTGTGTTAAATCTTTACGAGGGTTAACAAGTCCATGAAACGTGTTGCCATACTGATCGATGCCCATGTAGTTCTTTTGCTGTGCGCTCATACGTAATCCCTCTCTGGGAAGCAGTCGTTACCACACACAGGACAGTACCGAAACTTCTCACCATCATGCTCGTGCCCCATGACCATCGACATCGCATCGATCGCATACTGCAACTCGTATCCGCAGTTGCCACACCCACCAGTCTGGACAACCTCGATCGCAAGGGTTAGGTTCTCGCTTACAGTCACCCACACATCATCCTTGCTAGTAGATCCATTAGGCCATTGCACCCATACGAAGTCTTCATCTTCGTCTTTGATAGGCTGGACTATGCCTATTGTTCCTCGCCTTGGATAGAACTGCGGCATCTCGTTGTTCTTATCGCCAAGATAAACAACTCTGTCACCTGCCTTGAATTCGCTCATGCCCTTGCTCCTCTCTGCCTACGTGTGTACGCTACCCTTGTCTTGTGGTGCATGATGTCAGTGCCATGCCCGATCTCTTTCCAGTCCTCTTGTATCAGGTGAGCAACAGTCTCGCCTGTCTTGCGGTACTCGATGTAGCAACTGTCCGGCACGCCATCGACATGCTCCAACATCATGATGCTGAAACGGCAATGCTGTTTGAGAAACCCGACACGTTTCATGGCATGGATGATTGCTTCGTCCGGTGCAGTAGCAGCGTGTGCGACCTGCAATAACTGCCAGTATTCCTGATTGACAGAGTAACTCTCGCCATCGTAGGTGTTGTCGCAGGCATACACCCTGTACAGTACAGTGCCATGCTTGCTCGTGTTGTACTCGCCTCTCTTGTGTCTCATACTGTCACCTCTACGTACTTGCCAAGGGAAAGCAATGCTTTGGAATCAAAGAACATGAAGCAATCCATATCTTCGGACTGTACTCCGTGTTCGATAAGCCATTTGATCGCGACGGTCTTGGATGAAAAGATTGAAATCTGTCCGTCATCATTGTGCAATACGAACTCGTATCCATTGAGACTAATGCCATTGATCGCTCGTGCAACAACGCATCGATGTTCAACAACAGCACAGGCATCCTCGCCATACACTACGCCAAGGGTTTCTCCGTTATCCCAATTCACGAAGATCGTGCCCATGTCATCGACGCAGTCCACAATACCCTTGTCTCCCGACTTGAGCTTCGTGTAAGGATCGCTCATGCGCAACAACATTACTTGCGCACCAATCTGGAATCTTTTCTTCACGCTGTCCACCTGTTCTCTGCTTGCCTGTCTCATCGTGTCTCCCATTCTCTGCGTGATATGTATGCGCAGCCCACTTGTTAACTTAACAGGGTTTACCAAAGATCTTCACGATCCATCTGCTTCTTGCAAGCACGCTTCATCGCATTGTAGATACGCTTGTCATTGACCAGCTGTTCATCGCTTATGCCAAGAGCAGACTGCGCATCGCTGATATCGCAGGTGATGATGTACTCATGGTTTGCCAGCTCGTAATCCCACATCTCTTGGATGTAGCCAGTGCCATCGATATCGTTGGCTATTGCCTCGGCACATTCACGTTCCTGCCTGGACAGCAAGGCGTACCACTTTGGTGCATTGTCGTTCAATGTGAACCCGCCATAGCCAATGGACGTAACTTTCTTCGTGTCCTTAGGCTTGAGACCCAGCTCGGTCATCGCCTTGTCGAACTGCTCTTGGCTGAATGCGAACTTGAGTGGGAACGCATTGCATTCCGCTTGGTGCTTGTCCTTGAGTGCCTTGTACGTGTTCATGTCATGCCTCCTCGTTGATGAAACGCCCGAAGCGCTTCTCCATTTCCCTATGCAACTGATCGTGAGTGACGCAAAGCTGGGCAAGCAACACATCACGTTTGATTCTTGCTGTGTCCATTAGTTCCACGTTGTAATCGCTATCCGGATCGACAAGAAATTCCGACCATTCCAATCCGCATAGAACCTTGTCTCTCGCACTGGTATGTGCCCAGGTATAGGAGAATCCATGCTTGTCTAACAACGCACTGTACTTGTTCCATGCCTCAAGCACGAGGACCGACAGCGCTTCTGCCCTTGTGATATCGGGTGCTAAGCTCCCCAAAAGCACCACCTCACGTATCATCTTGTCCAGTCTCATCATTGTCCTGTCTCCTTTCGTGTACCCTTGCGTACCGCTTCGGCACGCTCATATTCTCCGGCTCTCTCTGTCCGGTCTATCGACAAGCTACAGGAGAACCTGAAATATGTCAACCACGGAGCCGGAAACCCCACTGGCTCTAAGCTAATCCGGTTTCGACCCTATTCTATCTCTCGCATAAAGAAGTAACAAAAGGAATGCAATCGCACGCATTCTCACCCTGTCCCGCGTTCCCCCATCTGTACACGTTTTCGCTTATTATATATATGACTACGTCATCACCTATATGTGGATCATTTTCTATTGTATGTGTATGCGTTGTATCCATCTTTGGTTTTCTCTTTGTGTTATCCTTTGCCTATCACATTCATCACGTAAAGGAGACTAGCATTCGTATGCCTAGACAAAAGAAAAAATTCGATAAGCCTACACAAGACCCTGACTCTCGCAATATAGACATACCTGATCGTGCCAAGGCGTTGGTTATAGAGTACGTGAAGCTAAAATTACCTGCGTTGCATTTGCAACGTGTCGATAGGGCGATGGAGAAAGTCTTGTACGCAATGGAGAACGGGCTAACAATGGCTGATAGCTGTGTGTCCGTAGGCGTTTCGCCTATGCAGGGATACATATGGATCGAGCAGAATGAGCTGTTCAAGGCATGCGTGAATGCGATAAGTGAGCTTCGTGTTAAGATGCTTGAGGATGGCTTGCTATCGTACAACGCAAAGGACTCGGACTTGCTACGCATATTCGCGATGTCGCATAACGATGACAAGTACAATGATAATGCGAAGCTATCATCGGGCAACGTGATGATGCTCAAGCTCACAGTCAACGGCAAGGACGTTGATCTCAGTGCGAATTACGAAGTATCGCAAGGCGAGATAGGCGATGGCAAATGAGCAAAAAAATAGCCGGTTCCCTTGCGAGAGCCGGCTAAGTCAATGCGATATAGGCGATGACGGTCAGCGCCTAGGGCGATACCTCCTACATTCACGTTTGATAGGCGAGGGTTCAGGGTCAGGCAAGAGCAGGACCAGCGCGATGGTGACAAGTGCTATCGCAAAGAGCCACCAGTACCGCATCAACAAGGCGAGTATCGCCCATACATACGTGAGATCGAAGCTCATTTCTTTGCCCTCGCTTTCGTGATGTGTTTGTAATGCCCGAGTACGTTGCGTGTCCATTCCGCAACGGCTCCGGCTGGATACTTCGTGTATGTGCCTAGGTGACGGTCAAACTTTCTCATGGTAATCCCCTTTCGCGTTTCGCATGTGTTGGTAACGAGCAAAAAAAAGGGAGGAGCCGAAGCCCCTCCCCTGTGTGCCTTACGCCTTGGATGCCTTGGCGAGCTTGTACGCCTTGACATCGGCATGGGACATGACTGCCGGCATTCCGACCGGAGCCTTGAACTTCGCGTTCTTCTCGCCTTGCGCCTTGCAAGCCAACGCGAGGTGATTCCCGACGAGCACCTTGTCGTATTTCGCGCTCTCCGGAATGGCTGCGTGAAGCGCCTTGACCGCTTCGGCAAACGTCTTTGCGCCGGAAACGGCTTTCTCGCAGGCGAGTCCATAAGGCGTGAGCACCTTAGGCTTTTTGACCTTGACGGTTTCGACTGCCGCCTTAACAACAGGCGCTACGGGTGTTGCTGCTGCGGGTGCGAACATCGCCATCATCGCCATGAATTCTTCCATGGTCGCAGGCATTTTGAATGCGGGTGCAGGTGTTGCTACGACGGGTGTTGCGACTGTGACTGTGCTTGCGTTTTTCCGTGCCATGATGTGCCTCCGTGGTCTTGCGTCCGGTGTCTCTGCCGTGACGACTTATGCCGTTAAGCTAACATGCATGGTCATTTTCCGCAACGTCCCTCTGATCTGCGTGTAATCCTGTACGTATGCTTGCTATTACGTGTTCGTAACGAGAGACGGGGGCTACCTCGCATTCAGCCGTCATCCCCCCCTGGGGTGTATTACCCTCTCCCTATTTTTTATTTTTCAAAAGGCGTTCTCTAGGAACATCGTCTTCCATAGGTATAAAGTTACTTATGCTATCTATGGTCTCCTGGGAGACGTTATTGAGGTCTGCTAGGTCGATGATGGGTTCTGCTTCTTCTTGGTCTGCTTCGTCTCCACGTAGGGCTGGGAGGGACTTTAGGGTTTCCTGGAGGATTTCTATGGAGAAGGCGGTGTACATGGATTTAGCGCCTTTAATGGGGAAGGACTTTAGCTTACCGATGATCCAGATACCACAGCGGCGGGTATAACCTTTGGCCATGAATACTTCGGCGGTGTTGCCCCATGCTTCGCAGAAGAAGAAACCGGTGGGGCGGCGTGAGTAGGCTTGGGCATTACAGACGATAGTGAAGCGGACATAGGGTGCATGGGTACCACCGGTCTTATCTTTCTTTTCGCGTGCGGGATCGTAGACGATTTCTGAGCAGATGCGGCCGCCTATGACGAGGTAGTTGGGGTCTGGGAAATTCATTTTTTTGCCTGCGGCAGTCTTTGTTTTAGAGACACGTGGCTTGGGTTTCTTTGCTAGTGGCATTATGTTCTCCTCCTGTGTGTGCTATTGTGGATGAAGTAAGTATAACGCTGATGGAGGGAATAGCAGATGAAGTGTCCGTACTTGATAACTCAAATACAAATTGAAGAGCCACGACCCCCGATGACGAACCAGTGGAATTATATAAACACGGAAGATAATGTTGAAAAGCATGCAACGTATTGTTATGGGAGAACTATAACGATAGTGGAAACTGTTGGTAGTTGCATCCTTGATGAATGTGCTGCGTTTCAAGACGGGCACTGTGTAAGGCGTGGATAGATGGCAAACAAGAATTCGATGGCCGACCTGACCATACTGGATGTAAACCCCGAGGCGTTCAATGAGGTTTACCGACCGTTCTGGGACAAAGTGTTTGCGTACATGTGTCTGTTCGGCGGTTCGGGATCCGGCAAGAGTCATTTCGTTGCGCACATGCTGGCTATCCAGCTGACTTTCTTCCCGAAACGGAACCTGTATTGTTTGCGTAGGCAGGCCACGGACTGCATGGACAGCTGCTACAACGATATCAATCTGGCGCTGGAAGAGACGGGCTTGGACATTGTCTGGAACATTACCGAGTCACCGCCCAGGATGCGCAATAGGATCAACAAGAACGAGATGAAGTTCGGCGGGGTGGACAAGATCTCGAACATCAAGTCCATCAAGTTCCCCAATGGCGATGTCACTGATATCTGGTACGAAGAAGTTGACGAGGAAGATAGGGAAGAGGTATTCAAGGAGATCGATCGCCGGCTGAGGTCACAGAAGTACAAGTGCCGCAGGATCTACACTTGGAACCCTACGTTCAAGGAACACATCCTGAGGAAGTTCCTGTACGATATCTGGGCCAAGCGGGATTGCCTGATCCTCAAGACAACCTACAAGGACAACATCAACCACTTGCCGCTGGACTATATCCAGATGCTGGAAGACTTCAAGAACACATCCCCGTATGACTACATGGTTTACACGCTGGGCGAGTGGGGATCTACGGGCGAGTCCATCTTCAATCGTGAAGCCATAGCCAAGCAGCTGATGGAGCTGGAAGATCGTTATGAGCAGCACCCGCACCTGGCCGGAGAGTTCGGGTACGACACGATAGACAATCTGGGTAGGCCGGACCCTGCATCCATTTCGTTCTCCGATTCGGGCGAGATGGATCTTTGCATTTATGAGGATGTGATTGCGGGACACCCGTACATCGTGTCTCTCGATACTGCCGGCGAGACGCAAAAGGATAAGCATGCCGCTGTGGTCCGAGACAACTACACCAATAAGATCGTGGCAAGCCTGTATTCCAATCAGGACTCGTTCTGGTGCTGTGTGCAGACATACTGCCTGTGCGTGCATTACAACATGGCGCTGTTCATTCCCGAGATCAACTATGGCGGGATCTACTACACAGCCAAGTTCAAGGACTGGGAGTACGACAACATCTACCAAAGGACTACCAGTGCGGAGAACCTGACCGAGGATCCCCAGGCACTGCTGGGGTTCCGCACGCATGTGGGAAACAGAACGCCTATGCTGCTGACGCTGCTGGAGTGGTGCAAGTCCCACGCCACGGATATACTGGACCCAAGGCTGCTGCAGGAAATGCTGTCGTTCGTGAAGCAGAAGAAGAAAGTCCGGAATATGTGGATGGGGGCCGAGTCGGGAGCGCATGATGATCTGGTCATGTCTCTGGCCATCAACCTGCAGGCCACACAGCAGCAGGACAATTATGTAACAGGCGAGTTGACCAGTACCATCACACGCGATTGGGAGGAGTGGGAGCTTGAGGATGCCGTGAGAGAGGGGATCGTGACACAGTACGATGCGGACGAGTACGCAGAAACACACTTTGAAAAGGGACACGTAGCTGGCGCACTCGCCAGGAAAGTGAGGAGATCACGTTATGCAGGCTGAGATTATCATGCTGGGGATCCTGATCCTGTCGCTGTGGATATGGATGGTGTATCAGTATTTGCAGCAGCACAAGCACAAGAACAATGAAGCGGAGATCGATGTCATTATCAATTCCGCGATCCACGATCTGACAGTAGAAGTCAACGCGATCAAAAAGCAGGTCATGGATCTTACCCAAGAGGTAAGGGTGGACCCGAACGATCCGTCTATCTGGCTGGACAAGGACGGGCTGCTGGATGCGCAGCGGTATCTGGACACGATCATAGAAGCACAGGCTGCGGCTATGCCCAAGGGTGAGCCGGCAGACACTGATGAATTTGCGGAGGTAGACAGGTGATGGCTGGCGAAGTGACCAACCCATACAAGGACCCGAACCGGCTGGACAAGCATGCGGGTATTCGCATGGAGGATGTCTGCACACCTGAGGAGATCGAGCTTGGCCGGTATCTGCTGCCCATCTATAACGGGCTGGCCAATGACCGCGACTATCGCGAGGAGAACCTCAAGTGGAAGATGATCGACGAGGCGTGTGAGCTGATCCGGCAGGAAGATCCCGATCCGGACTATCCTAACTCGATGATCCCGACTCTCGTGCCTGACATCGAGGGTCAGGTGTCACATCTGGGCAACCTTGACATGTCGTTCAGGTTCAAGCCGTATGATCCTGGGCATACCGCGTTCATGAAACCGATCGATGTCGGCTGGGACTACGCACGTAGGGTGGGCCGATTTGCTGCCAACTTCAAGGACTACGCCAGAGAGTACGTCAAGTACGGCGTGTCATGGCTGATGTGCGAGGTGATCGAGAACCGGACATCTTCCAAGGTCCTGCCCAAGCAGGTGTGCGTCATGCGCAACGTCCATGTCCGGCATGTGCTGATTGATGGCCGTGTCCAGAATTCCATCAACGTGCAGGACGCTGAGTACATCATGGTGGAGCGCGGCAAGTACCCGCTGTCGTATGCCAAGATGGTGTTTGGTGAGGATAAGGCCAACGCACTTCTGGCCGGCGTAGGAGTCATTGATGCCAAGGAGACAACCGAGGATGACTTCAAGGGCTTTGATTTGCTGATCGTGTGGCTGCGGGACATGAACGACAATGGCCACTTGAAGCAGATCTACATGGACACCAATGGTCTGGTGCTAAAAGTGATCCAGCCGGAGAAGACATTCATGAAGTATGTCGGGTCCGAGCTTCCGTTCCATCTGGCACGCGGGATCTGTCTTCCTGACCAACTGTATGGCTATGGCGATGGACTCATGCTGTACCCCATCCAGACAACCATCAACAAGCTGACCGATGACATCGAGCTGGCCGCACGCTATGCCGCACTGCCTATGATGTTCATTGATCCGAGGTCCAAGGTAAACTTCAAGAAGATCGGGACCAACCCGTTCAAGCCGATCCCCTGTCTGAACCCGAACCAGTTTGTCCGGATGGTGCAGGGACCAGGCATCAACCAGATCACGTTCACGTTCCTGCAGTACCTCAAGGAGAAGAGCGAGGACATGACGCTATTCCGAGGCATCATGACCGGACAGCAGCAAGCAGCGTCCACGACTGCGACAGCTACCAACTATCAGGTGATGCAGGGATCTGTCGGCATGAACAACAAGAAAGCCGATCTGGTCGAGGGAGTCAAGTGGGCATCGACGTTCTGCATGAAAGTCAACATGGCACTATGGGAAGACACTTCGTTCTGGCACACGGTTGATGATGACACGCCTACCATGATCGACATGAAAGGCTTGTCGCAAAGGAAAGCATCGGTCCCGCTGACACCCAAGACGTTCAACGCCATCAACAAGCGAATGAAAGACAACCACAGAAAGCCGAGGCCGGAAGACTATCCCGTGTATGAGACGGACAGCAATGCCGATGTGACGCTGGGGTTTGAGTCCGAAGTCAAGATCGGGGATCAGTTGCCTGAGGGCAAGCATGACAGGTTTAACCGGATCGTGACCGAGGGCCAGATGGCACATGTCGGGCCGGACGGCAAGCCGGTGTATGTCATGACAATGGAGGCGCTTCGCCAGAACCTTGAGGATGTGACGGGCATTCCCGTGATGACAGCCAAGGAGAAGCAGAAAGCCAAGATGCAGCTGATCGATGAAGCGGTCATGGCCACTGCCCAGCGCTTGTCACCACAGTTGGGTGGGCCGCCGATCAACCCCGTAGCGCAGGGTGGTGGAGTGGCATCGGCACAGGGGTCCAGTATCTCGCCTTTGCCCACGGCACTGGCTGGAACGGCTCCTGGGGCATCGAATACGGACAGGCGAGGTATCATGGGTGGCTAGTGTAAGAACGGAAAAAGATGTTGTCTATCGCATGATGAACCACAAGGCACGCATGGCCGATCCCAGATCGATGGGCCTCAAGCGCATGCTGGAGAACCTGTATCCGGCGCTGGCAAACAAGGTATTCAAAGCCAAGACGATCTTTGCTCAGGTCCTGCTGACCGGATCGAATCCGATGGACATGATGGACATGCCCGTGTGTGGCAAGTGCGAGTCTTTGGCCGGCTGGAAAGACGGGATCATCCACAGCGGTGCGTTCCATCCTCAGTGCAAGTGCGAGGCTGCCGGATGTGGAGCGTACACGACAGATCCCGTGACGTTTCGCGTATGGCTCAGGGAACAGCTCAAGCAGAAGAAGCTGGCTGTGGACCCGCAGGATCTGGATCGCGTGGTGGACTTCACTGCAGCACGAATGCTGGCGATGGCTACCGGACACATCCAGAAAGCTATCGAGGCACGCATGCAGAAGATGGCACACAAGATGGACGGCGAGTACAGCGAGTTCACCGATGTGTCGGGTGCGCCAATCAAGCATGAAACCGTAGTCAAGACAACCAAGGCAGAGATCCAGCGCGAGATCGAAGAGGACGAAGCAGATCCGGATACCATAATGATTGAGGAGGACACAGCCAATGTATGATGCCAACACCAAGACGTTTTCATTCCCAGATGTCGTACCTATCCACCATGTGAGCAGGAAGTTCACGTTCGATGACATCAAGGGCGGGTTTCTTAGCCTCGCCAAGATTGGCAAGAAAAGGAACGAATTCCTTGGCGGCAACTGCTCGGAGATCGGGTTGATCCCTGAGCTGGGATTGTACGCATGCCCGAAAGACGAGAACAACAATCAGGGCGTGCGTGAGATCATGGCGCTGTATGTCACCGATGGCAAGATGGTGACGCCAGCTGGCCGTGAAGTGATCCGGTCGGCGTTCTCGCCTACCTATTCCATCGTGTATGGGGATGAAGCAGAGCTGGCCGAAAAGGATGAAGAGAACAAAAAGATCAAGGCAAGTCAGGCAGCGGCCAAGAAGCAGTATCATGATGATCTGGTAAAGAAACTGCTGGACCTCAAGGTGAGCGCTTCGGATCTGGGAGGCTTATCGGACAATGAGCTTGCTCAACTGCTGGCAGCCAAGGACTCCGGAAAGTCTGGAACCGGCACTGGAGGCGTGGTGGACGGAGAGGTGAAACCCTTGCTGGAGCCTGGGGAACGGGCACAAGTGACCAAGCCAATCAATGCAGCCAAGGCTAAAGCAGCTACAAATAGCCGAATTACAAGGCGCACGCTGTAGACGATCATTCCAAATATGAATATGCTCAGGGGGAAGTCTATCGTAAGGTAGACTTTTTCGTGCCGGCATGGAGCATTGATCCATGATTAGCGCCGCAAGGCGTAGCAAGGGAGAAAGACAATGGCAACGCAACTTGAAATCGACAATGCCAAGATGGTGAAGCAGATCATGGAGGCCAATGGCCGCAAGGTATCAGAGCAGACCGCTGCTCTTGCCAATGCCACGGCTGATGGAAAATCCCTAGTGCTTGCACAACGCTTCGACGATATGGACGAAGATGGTGATGCGAGTGAGGACCTCGGAGATCAGGCAAGGACATCCCCGACTGTAGTTGTGGCTACGACACAAATGGAGAGCGCTGAACCAAAGGATGACTTTGAGGAAGAAGATCCCATTGTGATTCAAACCACTGCAGCCGAAGAGATCGTCGAGACTGCGGCACAAGTGCAGACAGATCCGGCTAATGACCAGACTACTGTACCCGCAGCCAGACCCAAGCCCACCATGGAGGATGCGCTTGTAGCAGTCAAGCGAGAGAACAAACGACTGCTGACACAGATCGCAGAACTGACAGCGCTGGCTTCCCAGAAGATCGAGTCGGACAAGAAAGCGCTTCTGACCGCAGAGTTTGTCGAGAATGGCTATGACCCTGACACCGCAGGATACATGGCAGCGGAGAAGATCCGGACCGACACGCTCGAACATCAGATCCAAGTCCTGAGATTTGCCAACACCAACAGGGATATGCTGGCACGCTATGGTGTGCTGGGACAAGAAGAAGAGATCATGGCTGACGTGGCCAAGACCACGTTTACACTGGAACAGTACCTTAGGGGGATGTTTGGAGGTGTAGCCGAACCGGATAACATAGCAAGGGCACGGGCTGCCGTGCGGGGCGAATCTGCTGGAACACCGGCTACCATCGTTCCTACCGTAGTCCCAGGCGCTCCTGCTCAGGCAACACCGCAACGGACTATCGTACTGACCGCAGCCGACAGGAACAACATCGCAGAGATGTCTGAGGTTCTTGGCCGGACGTACACAGAAGCAGAATACATCGCGATGCGTCAACGCATAGCGGAGAGAAAAAGGAGAGGACAATAAATGCTGAGAGTAGTTGGACCCGAACATGGCGAATTGATTCGCTGGCCTGTAAAGTCTGGCGGTCTGTACAAGGATACGCTGGTCATTACCGACTCTGGAGCTACAGCGGCCACCGCTGCCATCGCTACCCAGATCATCCTGGGTGTCGTCAATCAGGCATATGATGCAGCCGAGATTGCCTCGATCGAACCCGTTAGGGGCAAGAGGATCGAGATCGACATCTATCAGAGTGCCACCAAGAAGACGTTTGCCGACACCGACATCGGAACGGCCTATGATCTGGTTGTGGCCTCGAACGCCATGTACCTGAACGGAGACGACACCACGAACGGATACCTCGTGCTGGAGTCTTATGACAATGCCCGTGGCAAGGCGATCGTTCGCGTCCTTGACACCTGCATCTACCTGAGCTAATTGAAGAAAGAAAGCGAGGACATAGCAAATGGCCGGAACAAGAACCTCTGACATTTCCCCCGATTTGGTTGAGAATCTCGTTGATGAATTCTTCAATCAGGCTCTAGCGTCTGAGCGCAAGCTCCAGTACACGCAGCTCGTCACCGAAGTCACCCGCCCTGCCAAGACCGGAACGTATCTGCAGCTTGGCGCTCTGGGTCCTGCGGAAGAGAAGATGGAGGCTCAGTCCTACAACTTCGACCGCATTCAACAGGCGTATAAGACCACCCTGACCGTGTCTACCCGAGGCAAGGCAGTCGAGGCGTCGCTCGAGTCGATGGACGATGACCTGTATGGGATCGTCGATGAATCGTTCGGAACCCCGCTCGTGGATAGGATCGTCCAGCTTCGTGAGAAGCTCGTGGCCGATGCCTATAACGCGATCTTCACGGCAACCGGCGCTGACGGCGTGGCGCTGGCCTCGACCCTGCACCCGCTGTACAACAACGCTCTCGTGTTCAATGACAACCTCGCCACTGGCTCGTTGTCTGCTGCGAACATCAAAGCGGCCAAACTGAAATTCATGTGGATCCGAGATCAGGCCGGCGAGTTCTTCGAGACGGAACCGACCACGATCGTCATCCATCCCATGAAGACCTACTACATCATTGAGCTGCTGGAATCCAACCTGATGGCTATGGAAACGACCAACACCATCAACAGCGTGCAGAAGTACATGCCGACCCAGATCGTCACGAACAAGCGCCTGACCTACAACACGACTACTGGCGTATCGCCGTGGCACGTGCTGGACAAGGGCCTCACTCGTGCCGGCTGCGTCCTGCAATGGCAGAAAGCGCTGCAGCTCAAGACATGGTGGGAGAACAACAACGACGTTTACAGGGCACGTGCTCGTGAGCGTTATGCAGTCGGCTTCCGCGCTCCTGGCTACGGTATCGTATCGTCTGCCGGCACGGACTAAATCGCGATCTGGTGGGCGGGGTGAAATAATCCCCGCCCCCTATTCATGAAAGGAAGTATCGCAAATGAGTTCAATGATTGATGCAAAACATCGTGGCTGGCAGTACGACACTGCTACCAAATCCTTCGCGTTCCTTGTCGAGGACCGGAACGGCAACGTGACCAAGATCTATGACGAGTATGGGTTGAAGCCTGCAGAAGTGGCCGGCACGGATTTCTTCGTGGATGGCAACGCTGGCGTGGATACCAACTCGGGCAGGTCCTGGGATTCTGCGTTCAAGACGCTGGCCGTTGCAATGGCTGCGTCCCATGCGGACATCGCGGCTTCGTCCAAGGGATGGGCTGCAAGGAACCGGATCTTCTTTAAGGCCGATGCGTCAGTTGAAAACCTGACCAAGTTTGCCCAGAAGACAGACATCATTGGTGTCGGCTCGATGGACTGGAGATCCAAGGGCGCACTAAAAGGCAACCATGTCGTTCCCAACACGATCTCGTATCAGGGCTGCCGGTTCATCAATGTCGAGTTCTCTGGTCCTACCGCTACTGGTGGAGATATCATCACGATGGCTTCCCAGCACGGCATCGAGTTCATCGGCTGTTCGTTCAGGGGCAATAGCACGACTGCGGCTACCGCTGCTGTCATCGCTACCGCTTGCGTGGATCTGCGCTTCCTTGGCTGCGACTTTACTGGCGCTTTCTCTGATGCGGTTATCGAGCTGGGCGCTGGCCAGGCAGATGGTTTCCGTGTTGAAGATTGCTTCATTCAGGGCGCGAACATGGGTATCGACATTCCTGCGACTGTCACCTATGCGGCCAACAAAGTCGGCATGATAAAGGACAATGTCATCTCTTCGACGCTGGCCTGTATCAACGATGCGCTGGGCACTACATTCGTCATAAACAACAGGCTCCGGACTGCTGCCGCAAAAGGCACAGCGATGGCCGGCTGCATTGTATGTGGACTGACGTATGCTCAGGACAACCGATGCACCACAGCAGACGCGAACAACGTCGTATATCCGGCTCAGGGCACAATCTAATTCGCCATTTTCCAGAATATCCGCTGACTTTGGGGCTTATGCGCAGTGTTATACTGACCGTAAGCCCCTTAACTTTGTCCATATACGAAAGGAGATACTCATGTATACGAAGACTGGATATCGTTCTGTAAAAGAAATCAAGCGAGGAACTGTCACGACTGCAGCTACCATCACTGGCGTAGCTGGGCATGACATCGACATCGTCTGTCTTACGGGAAACATGTGGGTGAACCCACTTATTACAGCTGCCCAGGCTACAGGCATTCCATTGATTCCAAAAGAAAGTCTCCCGATCATTGGCACAAGTACACTATCTATCATTTCGGACACATCGGCTACCTATATGATTATCGTGTGGGGTGAATAAGATGGCGCTTGGACGCGGAATAATAAATTTTCCATTTAACATAGAATCTCCGATACCGGATGCGGGCGGGTATTATGCGACGGATACGATCAACGGGGCGTTTCAGGAGATCGGATCAAAGCAGGTCGGTGCTTTTCCAGTTGCGCTTAGAGACACAACACCCGTGTTTAACGCACGAAGCAATGATAATCAGACCGGAACAACGAGGTTCCACATACAGCACAAAAACGCATTTCAAGATATGGTTATTGCGTATAGCAACCACTATTCAAACGGTGTTTTGATAGCCAACACAAACGTAATAAATGTTAAGGCATCCGTTGAAATTAACGGGTCAATTATACCCGTATATTTTAACGGAAAAAGGACAATTGAAATAGGGATGGGTGCAGTCGTTTACAGTGATCCGGTTGGGTGCATGGTTGTTCCTACGGACGTTGTATATATCCGCACTTATTTTGATGCTGGCTCCGGTGGGTATATCGCTGGCAACATAGAACTGAAAGCAATGGTCAACCTTAGCGGCGTTAGCGATGGGTTGGATTACGGTTCAGACAAAACAGACACGGGTACGGTTACGGACACCCCATCGGGTTCGGTCTACGGTCCAAGGGGGATTTTTGGTGTAATTTATAGTGACTACAGATCATTTTTAATTAGTGGAGACAGTATCATCGACGGAACTGGTGACAACGCACAGGCGAGTACAGGGAACAACGGTTTTGCCGCGCGCTATTTTTATGCACAAGGGATAGGTTGTACAAAAATATCATCCCCCGGAGAAAGTTCTGTTCAGTTTTTTGCAAACCTTTATAACAGGGTCGATCTTATCAAAAACCACACCGATGTGATATGTAATTATGGGATCAACGACATTGACGATGGCGGATCATTAGCAACGGTAAAAGCAAATCTGATTAAAATATGGAAGTATTTTAAAGCAAAGGGGTTAAGAGTATATCATTGTACACTTGTGCCCAAAACCACATCAACGGACACATGGCTCACGCTTGAAAATCAAACGGTGTCAGCAATCGAAGCAACACGACTTGGAATTAACGCATGGCTGAAAGATCAAGCGGCAACTGGTGCGATATCCCAAAGCGGAGGAACGCTTGACGGTGTTTTTGACACAGCCGCTACCGTGGAAGATGCCGCGACTGGCAAATGGGCGGTATCGTCAGAAGCATTGTTTAGCGGTACTGTGGATTCGGCTGGTCTCAATTACATCAGGGATGCCGCTTTGCCCTATGCGGCTACAACCCTAGATTTGATTGGTCAACTTAAAATCATTAGCGGCACAGGGGCGGGGCAAACAAGGGCGATTAGACACAATGACTACAACAACGGCAAAGATTTGTATGTGTTGGCAAACTTTGATGTAACCCCGGACGCAACGTCAACTTATGAAATCTGGGTAACTCCCACGCTTGACGGAGGGCACCCCAACACAAGTCAAGTGATTTTAATGTCTGGAGCTATTGCTATTTAATCCGCACAGTAACGGAGAAAGGACACCACCATGACATTCCGCGAACAACTCGCCCGCCTCATCGACGTTAAGACCCTCGTCACCATTTAACATAGGAGGATCACATGGCTTATAACAAACGGTACAAAATGGATTCGTCTCTTCTCAAACAAACTACCGGATATTCTGCTGCACATCCAGGCGTTGATCTGGTTCCGGATCCCAAGATTCCTGGCTGTCCGCTATATGCCATCTGCGATGGTATTGTTCGCGATGCAGTTGTCTGGGGCGATCCTACCTATGCGTTTGGCGGCAAGGATAGCGGGTCTTATGTTGCGATACAGGCCAATGGCAATAAGCCGGATGAATATCTTGTCGATAAGGTCGGGCACATGTCCAGCCTTGCCGTTTTTGCCGGCCAGCAAGTCAAGGATGGCGATCTGATCGGATATCAGGGATACACTGGCTATACAATTCCAGCTGGACCTGCAGGAGAACATAGTCATAATGCCATGTACCTTGTCCACTATGACGACTATGCGAATATGACCACTGTGGACCCTACTCCGTATCTTGAGGGCGCTTCGATGGTAATCAATCCGGTAGATCCTCCGGTTACTGAGTCGTTCCAGATGGCGATCATCGCATGGTTCAAGAACACTGAGCCGGACTTCATCAACCTGCGCGAGTCTCCGGACAAGAACTCTGCAGACGTTGGCAACATGGATGCTGGTGCTGAATTCTCCATTACTGAGATCGTAGACAATCCTGAGCAGGACATTATCTTTGGCAACACAGGCCGAGGTTACATCGCGCTCACATATCAGGGCGCTGTCTGGTGTACACCGATGGATAAGGTTTGCCCACCGGACCAGACGGCAGAACTGGAAGAAGCCAAGCAATACATCTCGGATCTCGAACAGCAAGCGACGATTCATAAGGCGCTCATTGCCGACTACTCGAACCGACTTTCCCAGATCAAGTTACTGTGTCCGTAAGGAGGCTTGCTCATGACTGTTACTGAATTGCTTGCCCTGATCGACATCTACTACATCAGCGCGGAGACAGCGGCTACCAAGGTAATGCTGATGAATATTTGTCAGCGGGATCTTGAGCGATATTTCCAGAACACACGCATGGTCACGTTCCTAACAGTGGCCGATACCGATGCGTATGCGTTGCCTAGCGGGATCACGGACATCTCACAGATCCAATCGCTTGGAGTGTCTTGGGATACTACTCCGGACGATCGGTATTCCTACGATAAGTTTGAGCCGGCATATGCGAACGACTACCCGAAAGCGGGTGGCCGTAGCTTTTATCAGCGTATCGATTCCGCTGGAGTGAAGTGGCTGGTCCTGTATCCGGTTCCTACGGTCGATGATTACGTCGTGTCCGTTAACTACACTAAGCCGTTCACTGCGTTGGCTGTAGGATCTCCAAGCGCCTCTCCGGAGTTTGATTCTGCATACCATGAACTTCTAGTTCTTTATGCTTGCGCAAAGATCGCCAGCTTTGGATCTGCACCGGACCACACTCAGGCCACAGCATTCGCCCAGCAGTTTGACGATGGCATTCTGGATCTGATTATGCGTCAGGCCGAAAAGGAAATCCCAGACAATGCGCCTGGATCGAGGCAGTGGCGATCCAACCGATCGCATGTGCATATAAGCACAACGGGTACTTGATATGTTGGCGAAGTATAAGAGTTCAAGAGCGCCAGGAGCGACAGAAAAACTTGTCGCTTCTTTCGCAGGCGGAATAAATAAATACATGCCGTCCATATCCATCCAAGACAATCAGATGTCTGGAGCGGAGAATATCATCAGTACAGATGGCATGTCAGTCAAAGGCGTTATCCGTTATGGTTCTCCGGAATTTACTTATGATACGTTGTTTGCCTACTACAACGGGATTACATTAGCCGAAGTCGAGGTCCCGTATTCCATTACCACTGCAACTACAGCGGTTGATTCGCATGCAGCGTCTCTGATAAAAGCGCATGACAATCTAATAAGTCTGGCCGCATTGAATTGGCATTGTTACTATGGCTATCGCACACAAGCTGTAAACTTTGTTAGGGCAACAGACTCGTTCAGCTGCTACAGCAATGAAGCGTCCGCTACGTTTTTGAAATTCGACAATGCTGCTTTAGATGCTACTGGCGCTGCGCTTGTGACTCCCCCAGGAACATTCATTCGATCCATGGCATTACACTTGAACCGTCTGTTCATTATTGACACAGCTAACATGCTTTGGTGGTGTCAGCTTCTGGATCCAACCACTTGGTATGCAAGCGGAACGACGGAAGAATATGTGTATGAGGATGCTGGATTTGCAAAGATAGCTGGAACGGACCAGATCCGTCAGCTGGTTTCTTTCCGCGAAGCATTGTATCTCTTTGGCGATGAATCTATCTGGGTATTGTCTGGCGGCGAACCAGATCAGTTTCAGTTACAGCGTATCGTCTCTGGTGTTGGATGTGGCATAACCTCTAACCTATGCGTCAAAGACAACGTCATGTATTTTATTGACGATAATGTGGTTTATGAATTCAATGGACGCGATACTCCGAACATCATTAACTTTCCAGTCTTGTCCGGAGACTCGTCTATTAATGGCGTGACTGGCGGGTTCAACTGGCTTTATCCAAGATACACCCCTACAGATCGCTGCTATATCCTGACTGATTGTGCTGCCGACGATGACTTTATCTATGTCTTTGGTAGAACCGTTGGTCCTGCGTCTGGGGCCAATCAACGTATGGTCTGTTGGGTATACCTGTTCGATTTTCGTAGACGAGTTTGGTTCAGGATGGCTGCTCTTCCACATGTGGTAGTAAGCGTCAATGCGTTCTTTATTGTCCATCATGCTGTCTCCCGACTTGGCGTTTTGAATTGGGGAGTAGCTGTCTATGACTATGTAGCCTCAGCAGCGGTATACAAATCGTATGACTATTCCACTAGCGGTTTGTTTACCACAACTGCTGTCGCGTATGTTCCAGCATCTCCGGATCTGGGGTATATCTGCAAGTTCATAACGAAAGCATTCAGTGCCTATCCGTCCATGAACATGTCTCCGTCTGATGTCTACATTGTCTGCAGGGCGAACACGACAAGTATGGACGTTTACTTTAGCGAAGTGGCCGGAGGTGCAGTGTCCAGTCCTCTTACAACTGACGTTGACCTGACAGGATTCACTTTGATGAAGAGTGTTGTCGCTCAAGTTACTTCCGGACTATACACAATCATTCGCGCTCAGTTTCCGCATTCGTTTACCAAGATGATGTCTCCGTTCTTTCGGCTGGCTATTGTCATGAATGGCGTATCGATTGAGATCCACAGGATAGAAGTCCGGTATCGCGTCAAGGGGGTAGTACGCTAATGGCTTTGTTCTCTCAGAGATTCATAAGCGAAGCCGTTTCGGAAATGAGGTTGAAGTACAACCTCTTTCTTGATGCGCTGAATAAGTGGGCAGGGGCATTGTCTGGTATCGATATTGCGAACGTTCCAGCAGGAACCATCTCGGCCACTACTGTACAAGCGGCTATCAACGAATTAGATGCTGAGAAGACTACATTGCTTAATGTCTATCCGGTTGGCGCAATTTACATGTCCGTTGTATCCACTTCGCCGGCTACATTATTCGGTGGTACATGGGCAGCGTTTGCTGCAGGCAAGGTTCTGGTCGGCATTGATTCTGGCGACACTGACTTTGATACGGTTGAAGAAACCCGAGGCGCGAAGACGCATACACTCCAGACAACAGAGATCCCATCACATACACATGCCATTACATATGGCGCAACTCTGGTAGCTGGTGTTAATGCCTTTGGACTTACGAATACAAATAGCGGATCGACTAACATTGGTAGTACCGGAGGCGGTGGCGCACACAATAATATCCAGCCAAGTATTGTTGTTTATATGTGGAAACGGACAGCATAAGGAGGACTTACAATGCCAATCGTAATGCCAACTCGACTTGAGCAGACTGATACAGGTCCAAGCTACAATACTAATCCTGTACCTGCGCCTGGGGTAACGGAACCTGTATATCAGGAACGTGTGATGGATTCTGGTCCGACCGCACCTGCTCCAAGCACATATACGATCCAATCCGGAGATACGTTCTATGCGATTGCCAGGAAACTCGGGATCAACGCAGCGCAACTAATCGCTGCCAATGCTGGTGTTGATCCGTCCAATCTGCAGATAGGACAGAGTGTAAATCTCCCAGGCCAGATGCCTGACATCCAGAGGTCCGGTGTTGTTGGATCTATGCCTCCTCCTGCCCCTGTGTATCAGGATACGAACAATCAAGATCCCGATATCGACACTGCTGCATTTATGGCGAACAATCCAATCCCGCAGCCTGGGCAGACAGATCCTATATATCAGGAACGTGTCATGTCGGGTAGCCCTACTCCAGTTACTACTCCGGTTACTCCAACGAGAACAACGCCTGATTATGTAGCACCCAACACGGTGAAGACAACTCCGACCGGTGGCACTTCTGGTGGTACTGCTGGTGGTACTGCTGGTGGTACTGCTGCCGCTACTACGCCATCAACTTCTGGGTTCAAGGGTATCCTAGTCAATGGCGTTTATAAGATGGGTGATGACATTGTCACCGACATCACGACATCCGACTTCCTCTGGGATCCGGCCACTGACAAGAACTACAACATGGCCGCACAAGACGCAAAGATGCAGGTCATGAACACATTCAATCGTGCCGGAATGATCAACTCTTCTCTTACCCAAAAGGCCATGACCAACCAGCTGTTCAAACTTGAGGGACAGTATTATGAATTAGCGTATCAGAAATTCAAAGAGAACCGCGACTTCATGATGGGCCTTGCCGAGCTTGCCTATAGCCGCGAGGATCGCGCATGGGATAACGAATTCAACATGCTGCAATTTCAGGCCCAGAGACAGGATGCTGCATTCGATCAAGAGATGGCTAGACGCAATGATGCTAGGCAAGAGGCATCGTTGTCACTCCAACGTGCTGCAGTAGAAGCGCAGAAAGAAGCGAACGGATTGGCTGCCGATCTTGAGTATGGCGCGGCCAAGTATGATGTCGATTACAAGGAATACCAAGCGGCAGTGGAAGAGTGGGAGAACTCCGGATCTGCTGGAGCATCCGCAAAAGTAGCAGAGGTCATGAATCAATTCGGAGGCAATGTATACGAGGGACAGAGCTTTGCCAACTATGAGACAGGCGTTGCTATTGATTATGCAGATCAATATTTTGCGTCTGCAAAGAACAGCCTGTTCCAGCTGTCCGATTATCTGGACAATGCCGAGTACATGAAAGGTGCGCTATACAACTACCTGACTCCCGAGGAAGAAGTGGATTATGCGAAAGCCAATCCGTCAGATCTTGGCAGTCCGAGTCAGTACACTCGTTTCGTTCAGGCTCAGAATTCTTTCATCAGCAAGAATACAGTGGATAGCGCACAGCAAAACCTAGTATTGTACGCAAACGATCCTGCTGCTCAAAACGCAATGGGTTATGATTTGTACAAGAAGCTGCTGTGGTGGGCCGAGAACGAATACTTGCCCAACTTCTACACATACCATCCGGTTTCGTTGACTACAGCTGGAAACACTACTAAGGTAACTCACAATACAAATGTAGATCTTACTCGAAACTAAAGGGGTAACGCATGGCTACTAAGAAATGGCAGACAACTCCGACCAATAGACAGTCAGCCAAGTCTAAAGGCTGGAACACTTACAACAGTGGGATCGCGCCAGAACTTCCTGCATACCTTAGGTCAGACGAACCAGATCGGACATCGCTCAAGGCCAAGCAGATGGAGCGGATCGAGTCTGCTGCTGAACAGCGCGCTGCAGCTCAGTCGTTGAAGTCTAAGTCTGTTCCGATCTCTGGATCTGGTGGAACATCACAGTATGCTGCCGATTACGCGGGACTGAAAGCCTTTGAAGCGTCTGTTCCAGATCCGAAAGGCTTTTTCTCCAAGGAAAGCGCCGAGTATATCGCCGGTAATCTTGCCAATACAACGGCAGGCATTGCTCGTGGACTTTACACGGCCAAGGATTCTGCTCTGAAAGCTATCACTTCTGGGCTGCTCATGGCTACAGGCCAAGGCGATACCGATGTTTCCGGCTTAACCATGAAGCGGGTTAAAGACATATACAAAGGTCTTGCTAGGTCCGGACTGGATCAGCTCACAGATGGCATATCCGAACGTGCGATTAGCGATATCCGAAGCACGATCAACTCCAATGTAAAGATTAACGGTAAAGGTTTACTAGATACTATCTCAGGGATCAAGAAAGATGTCATCGATCAATACGCCCCGACTGCGAATGAAGAGGGATTTGCCAATGCGCTGAGAACAAAAGCGCAGGACTATATACAGGGCAACTATGTCGATAACAACAGGGACAATATGGGATCTGCATCCCGACTGGCTGGCGATGTGGTTGGATCGATGCCGTATACGTATCTATCAAAGGGCATGGGTAAATTCTCCGGTCCCATGTTTGTAGCTGGCCTTGGCATGCAGGTAAACGAGCAGTTAGATCAGGGTGGTCCGGTCACTGCCAACGATTTCATTCGCATCTATTCCAAAGCGGCCATCAGTTCTGCGATTTCAACTAAGATCGAGAGTTTCTTTGATGTGTTCGACAAGCCAATGAAGCTGGCTACCCAAGCGATCAACTCTCAGGCCAAGAAGTTTATTGGAAGAGAGATCCTGCGTCCTGGATACAAGGCATTCCCCCGTGTTGTCGATGTTATCTGGCCGTTGATAAAAGCAGCCGGAGGCGAGGGCGCGGAAGAGATGCTTGAGTATCCGCTCCAGCTTGCCGTTGACTATTCGTTTGATAATCCGGATGGCACAATCACTGACTTTCTGAAAGACAGCAAGTTCAACTACAAAGACTTCGGATACAACGGCATGGTGGGCGCTATTGCTGGCGCTTTGTTTGGCCTTAGCTCTACTGCGATGTCTAAGATACAATCTGATCGCCGCGCTCGTACAGCACTAGGCAAGGACTTGCCAATCCAGCTCGACCAAAGGCAATATCTGGATACAGTTTCCAGAGAGATTTTCAACACGCCATTGAACAAGATCACATACGATCAAGCAGATCGAGTAATCTATCTGGCCAAGGAAATGCTCGTGGATCCAATGCAGATGGGCCGAGAAGTTGTAGCCAAGTACAATGCCATCTCTCAGGGTGAGACATACACTCCAAAACCTCGGTCATTCTATGGAGATACATCAGCTGCTGCCAGCTTGCCAGCTGCTCGTCCTATGGGTATGGGTGTCATCGAGTACCAGACCATGATAGCCGATGCTCTCAAGGCTCCGGCCCAGCCCATCGCTGCTGCTGTCACTACTCCGGCTCCTGCTGCTCCGACTGCTACTCCATCTGCTCGTGTAAACAATGTGGTTCGCGGAAAGAAGATGGCCTCTAAGACGTTACAAAACATCGTGGCCAGCCCAGAACCCGTTGCCATTACTGAGACGCAGTCAGCCGATGCCATCGATGAATTCAAAAAGATGTCCGGCGCTACCAGCAAACAGAACGCGACTGTCATCCTGAATAATTTTGTCGCGTGGTCGAAAGCAAACAACGTCGCTCCGGATGCCCCAATAGCTGACACGTATGCCAGCTTCATTCGCGCTGAGGGAGACAACGCATTCGCTGGAACAAACATGGTCGGAGGATTTGCAGCCAAGCGCATAGTCAAGCGTAGTGCAATGCCTGTCGTTGCTCAGGAAACGGCTCTGGAAGCAGTCACCGAAGCGTCGGCCGAGATTGTAGTAGAACCGGATGGCTCCATCTTCAAAGCGCCTGAGATCGTCCCAGAGGCCGTTGCAGAAGAAGCTCTGGAAGTTGTGGCCAAGACCCCGAACGATGTGGCAACACAGGCTAACCATTTCCCAGGATTCCCAGGCAAGCTAACCAAGGCACAGCATGCGCGACTAATGAAAATGTTCAAGGATCCTGCCAACCCAAGACGGCAGTTGTTTCATATTGGTGGCAAGCGCGGCAGCTTTACCGAAGTACCCGGGCATACAGTAATCATCCCGGGTGCTGAATGGCTCGATGTGTTCACGACTGGCGCAAAGGAAGACGGGACTATCCGGCTTTACGATGTGGCTACTGGCAAGTTTGTCTATCAATACAATCGCAAGGATAGTCTGGAAAAGATTGCTGAACGGCTGAATAAGTATCGCGATGGCATAACAGAAAACATTAAGCTCAAGGAAGTCACAAAGCAATTCGGAACATTTAAGCCGCCTTATAGCGATGACCTATTGAAACAGGCTCGTGCAAACGAGATCTATATTGAGCATCTTCATATGTCTCCTCGATTCCATGCGGCAGTGGCAGTGTCTTGGCCTGTTGCACCTGCATCTAAAGCGGTCCAGCCTGAGACCATAAACAAGGATCATTTCTGGGATCCAAGCGAAGCCAAACGCGAAGAACCGATTCGCTTCAATCCATCAGAGCTTATGGCTCAGACTCCCGAAGACAAAGCCATCAAACCCAGCAAGGGATTCCGGCCACTGTCTGAACGTGTAACCAATCCGGATACGAGAGAGCGAGTCATGAGTCACATCGCTGCTATTCGTGCAGCCAATGGACTTGTATCCAACGAGGGTTATGCCCAGCTGTATCTTGTGACTAGCAATGCGAATGCTGGACGGATGATTGATGAAAAGAAATTCATCATGACCGAGGGCAGTTACATCTTCACCACCACGCTGACCGGATCTGTTCGAGATCTGAAAACTGGATACCGGAACGGTATGAGCGGTATACAAATGAATGTACCGCTGGAAATGCTGTATCAGGAATTCTTTACTGACGATTCAGAAGCCACGTTCCGTTTGCATGTTGGCAAAGGCCGCGACATGGAACTGACAAACAACTGGACCGGAACTCCTGAGAGCAAGATATTCCCACGTGCTGCAGATCTTGAATTGATAGCGAACAAAGGTTACATCAATCGCGAGATCATGGATATCAACGATAATCTATCTGAAATTCAAGTCAAGGTTATCGATCAAATGGCCGAGAGCATGTATAACGATGCCGTCGAATTGGTTCATTGGAATGTTTCGTACATGAAGCAATCTGAACTTGATGCGATGCAGGATAAAGCCGATGACCAAGCAAATCAAATCGCCATTGATTTTCTCACGCATGATGACGAGTGGGTTAAAAATCACTATGCTCTGCAGACTAACGAAAAGTTACGCAAATATTTCAGACGCATTACACGACACGAATGGGATACCAAGACGGGCAAATCTCTTCCGAGGTTTAACCGCAACTATCGCAAGGATGCTACGGCTGTTGGAGAAACTGCTCTGTCCACTACGATGGCAACGTCGGCGGCAGCTGCTGTCCGAGGCAAGCGCGGCAAAGTGAAGCCTGTATGGATGCCGATCGTCAACGGGATTGAGCGTATTAACAGTAAACTTAACAAGAAGAAACACTTCTTCGAGATCCTAGATGGGGATCGCTTCAAGAAGATCAATGGTTATCGCGAGGATGTCGTGTCCTGGCTTGATACATTCGTAGCCATGAATCGTGCCGACTACCCGTTCCTATATGAGTCCACTACAGGCATTCCACTCGCACCTCTTGCTCCGAATGTAGACGCTATCACGTTGGCTGAAAGTCTTGAGGCAAGGAAAGAACAGTTGCTTGTCGAGATCGACACAGCCCAGCTTACTAAACCCAGCCCTGTTCTGATGGCATACAGAAAGGTTATCCGTGATGCGGATAAGGTAAAGGACGATGATGCTAAGTACAAGGCAAAAGAAAACAAAACAAAATTCGTGGCCGAGAACGATAAGAGGAAGTATGGTCCTCGGGCCAGCCAATCTCAAACACCCGCCAGTATACCGGCTGAGACTACAGTACCCACCCGTGAAGTCGTTGATATTACACCAGCCGTACAGGTCAGAAGAATACCGAAAGCTATTGCGGCTACTTCGACTCCAGCAGTTGAAGCACCTACTACTGTATCCGATGCGAATGTTCCGGCTTCTGAAACTAATGTGGTAGCTGCCCCTGCTGTTCGCAAGGCAAATAAGGCAGCAATCCCAGTCACTCCAGAGGCAAGAGCTAGGCAGATCCAGAATCTGCTGGCCATCTATTCCAAGCGCCTTACGTTGACTCCGTTCGAAAAAGATAAGGTTCGTGAACTAACCAATGAGCTTGCGGATATCACGATCGCCAGTGTTACTGCTCCGGAAACTCGAGTTGCTCCTGCCGAAAACAAAGAACATCGCATATTTAATATGATGGGGGCACAAGGAATCCTGTTTCCAGTTGCAGTCAACCCGACTGATGCTGAACTTGATTGGCTTGAAGATCGTCAAGATGATGATTCATATGCCGGCATACAAATATCTGCGATGGATCTTCCAAATGGCGGGAGAGATGAAGTTGGAGATAATTACGAAGAAGCAGTAAGACTTAGACGAGTTGTAGACGATGCTGGGAATGTATACGCATGGTCTATTGGTGATGCTTTACATGATGATATTGTTAAATATCTTGAACGTAATAAGGGCGCTGAATTCACGAATTACAAAGCCTCATTGATTCCACCCGCTCCAGTTGCGCAAGATCAGGTGCAACCTGCAGAGGAGATTCCTGTAATAGCGCAACCTGCAGAGGAAAAACCTGCAGAAACTGCAACCCAAGCGCCAACGAAATCAAAAGGCAAGCGCAGTAAAGCCGTTGCTGTTAGCACGCCTGTAGCTACAAGTGCTACGCCTGCAGAGCCTGTAGCTACACCCGATGTAGCGCCTGCTATAACACCTGCTATAGAGGCCGCTCCGACTCCGGCTGTTGCGGAAGTGCTGGCCAAGGAACCCGAAGCGCCTCCGATCGTAGCACGTAAGCGCAATAAGAAAGCTGCTCCTGCTTCGGAAGTGAAGACGGTCGAGCAGATCGTTCCGGTCAAAGCAGAACCCGAGGGTATCGCGCCTACGCCTCCAGTCTTGTCCGATGCTGCATCTAAGGGCAAGCGTTCACTGCAAGCCAGAGGACAGGACCTAATCGAGCTGACCAGACAGGACAAGACAACGGCTGCCGATAAGATCGCGGCGGCATTAGAAGCGGATCCCGAACTGCTATCTGCGATGATGGCCAAAGTCAACACGATTGAAAAGGTTCAGACTGCTCAGGCCAAGGGTGTCCAGACAATGCTGGCCCTTGCTGATCCGGACATGGAATACACCAGCATCGATGGCACAATCCTACCGACCTATGACGAAGCCGGCGTAGTAACCGAGGGCTTCGCGCTTGAGTACATCAAGAGCAAGATGAATGGGAACAAGGGAAAGAACCAATACCATCGGTTCCTGCTCAACTTTGTCGATGCGCTTGGATCGTCTCGCTCAGACGAGAAGATGAAACGACTACTGGATGGCCTAAAGATTGAGGACATCTTCTACGAAGTGGCCACTGATGTAGAGGCGCTGCGTAAAGCCAAGGACAAGTATGGATATGGCAATGAAAGCACAAAAGAACGGGTCAAGGGTGCTGCTTGGAAGAACCGTCGCGCATTGTATGACAAGTACACAAAAACCCCAGGCATGATCCTCACCAAAGATGATTTCCTTGGTCTTGCCATGTATGCAGAAGAGCTTGCTGATACCGACGATCCGAACAGCATTCTACGGGCTGACTCCATTATCCGTATGCTGGCTGACACCATGACCGAGGCCGGCCAGATGATCCAAGGTGCGAAACAGGTTTACGATCTGCTGTATCCCATGCGTAGGGCACAACGATTGATTGCCGAAGCTGACAAGGGTATGACTCCGGACCAGCAGGGAAAGATCGACACACTGGCCAACGATACGATGACTAAGCTGGGTGCGCTTCGCAAGGGCGCTGCGACTGATGCAGTCAAAGATGTGCAAGATCGTGTCGATAAGTACAAGAAGCCTGGCAAACCACGCAAGACATCAGAAGTTCTTCGCGACATGATTATCGATGACTACAAGCGGATCATGAGCGCTGGTGGAAATGTCGAGCTTGAAGAGCGCATGACTAGGATGGCGATCAACCAGATGTTTAAGGTCTATCGGCAGAACATCGACCCGAAACTTTACCAGCGGATCCCTGGCGATACTGTGTGGGAGGGGCTTGAGTACATTCTCCTCAATCGCGGAGATATGCAGCGTGAGTTCATCGAGGCGCGGGATCAGGTAGCCAAGGAATTCAGGGAGAAGTATCCTAACGATACAGCGCTGAACAGTTTCTTTGATTCGCTGAACAACGACCTGCTTTCCGACAATTTCAAGGACGCTATCATTGCTGAGACGTTCAAGGATTCCGGAGTTAAGCTGATGGACATGGCTCAGAAGTATTTCTTCAACGGTGGAGAGTCCATCAAACAGTTCATCGCGATGGTAGACGAGAAACTAGATGGCAAGTTGTCCGAGAACCCACTCGAAAAGAAAGTGTTCCAAGATCTTATTACGGATCGCTTCTCTGTACGCATGGAAGAACGTAAGGAACAGGCAAGGCGTACCATTCGCAAGATCGATGCCCAGGCTCCGGCCAGAAAACTTGCCAGAAAGAAAACCGATCCGACTGAAAGAACGATCGAGCTGCTGTCCAAGGCTACGTTCCAAGACTCGCTCATGCTGGATAACGTCAATCGGATCTGGGCAGAACGTCTTGGCGTGCGCATGTTGAACAGCGACATGGTCGCAGACATTTACGCCACAATGAAACTGATCCAGAAAGAACCGGATGACGAGATCAAGAACCAGATGTATGAAGACATGGTCTATCGTGTAGGCCAGACGCTAGAGGGCACAGCCTACGAGAAGTTCCTCGCATGGCGGCGTGCATCTATGCTGTTCAATCCGCTATCGTGGATTAAGAACGGTGTGTCTAACCTTGCTACTATGCCGTACTACTACATGATGGACCGCGTTGAGACAGCGCTTTACCGTATGGGCGAACCATTCTTTGGTGCGGTTAATCCTGCCGATCGTATTGCTCCATTGTCAGGCTGGGTATCTGCAAAGAAAGCCCCGCCTCACATCAAGGATCTAGTTGAGAAACATGCAAATAGAGGCAAGATCAAGATCTTTGTTGCACGCACGGCCAAGTATTCCATCTCTCGTATGTTAAATGCAGAGAAGCGGATATTCGGATCGTCTAAGTTGGAGAAGATCCTCAAGATCCCACTGCACATGATGTCTGAGGGCCATCCGTTTGAACGCAGCAGGGATGAGGATAAGGCAGCGGCAGACAAGTGGTACACCAAGACATTCGGATGGCTTGGAGATTCCTATATGTTCTCCCGCCATTTCCAGGCGGCATTCAGAAACAAACTATTGACGCTGGGTGTTACTGATGCAATGACAAAAGATCCGGCCCAGAAAGTTCATCTTGATGCGCTTGTTACTGAGGCACTGGCCGATGCGTTTGATGTGGCCACCATCCGGACATACCGCAAGATGAACGCAGTATCGAAGAAACTGCAGGGAATAAAAACAGGAATGACAACTGCTGCCGATAGGGTTGATGCTGAGAATCATCCTACCCGCGCTGCTCTTGCTAAGATTGGTGCAACAACTTTCAACATTGCCTTTGATATCGCGGCTCCGTTTATCAACACTCCGGTCGCGCTTATCTATGAGTCGTACAAGTTTTCTCCAGCCAATATCGTTTCCGGCCTAATTAAACTTGGCGTGTTCAAAGGACAAATGCTGCTTGGAAAAGAAACCAAACCGGACCAGCTGACAAATGCCTACAACTCACTGGCACAGGGTCTAGTGGGAACGGTGGGGCAAGCCGCACTTGGTTTCCTACTGGGCATGCTAGGGTTTATCGACACGTTCCCGCCTGACGAAGAGAAAGAAAAAGTGGCGTGGGCAATGGAAGGCAGACAGGCTTGGTCGCTTCACTTTGGGAACAAGTCGTACTCGGTCAACTGGCTACAGCCGATCGCGTCTTCGCTCATGTTCGGTGCTGAACTGGCAAAGCAATACTTTGATCCGGACTATGGCGATGATGAAGACGGTGATGCTTGGACTCAAGCCTTTAATGCGATGACTACTGGCACACTGCTGACATCGATCCAGCGTGCGCTATCTCCAAACGGATCGTATGAAGAGTCCGGACTAACGGACATCATTAGCAATCTGATAGGCAGCGCCTCTTCTCAGAGTGTCGCCACATCGTTCTCCAGAATGGCTGGTATCTTTGATCCATACGAGCGCGACATCTACACTGGTGGGCTGCTGGAAAACATGTACAACAAATTCCTTACCAACGTGCCTTATCTCAACACGAAGAACGATGTCAAGGTGGATGTCTGGGGAATGAAAGCACGTAAGGTGGAAGATCGCGGAGCGCTTGGAGCCGTTGGCAGAGCAGCGTTTGCGTTCCTACTTCCGTTCAATCCTGAGCATGGATACAAGGATCCTGTCAGCATGGAAGTCCTGAGATTGTATCACGATGTGGAGAGCGATCCTGGCCGCGCATTGCCGCCCGTTGCTTCTGCAGATATCAAGGCGTTCGACATAGACAATGAAGAGTTTGGGAATTATGGTCCGGTCAATCTAACACTGTCTGGCGAAGAGCATGCCGAGTACATGATGTGGACTGGACAGTTATCCAAGCGGTTTGTTGAAGAGACGATGGCTTTGCCTGAGTACAAGAGCATGGCAGACGAAGACAAGATCAAAGCTATCGCTGGAGCCTATACCCTAGCGAAGAAATTGGCCACAGAAAAGATGGTATTCCCCAGACTGCGGGAATACATAAAGGCTGGAGGCAGGTAAAATGGATGGTAAGGATTTCGTCGAAAGAAGAAAAACAGAGGGAGTAGGTAACAAGCGTATGGAAGATCAGTTGTTGTCGGGGTTGCTCGATCTCACCCGCGAGATGGGCAAGTTAACATCAACCTTAGGTGAACTGAAAAACTCATGGGACGCTGCCAATGTTCCGATACGATTGCATAAACTAGAATCCACATTAGCTCTTCAAGCAGAGATGTGTTCCAAGGTTCAGATGGCCAAGATAGAGGACAAGAAAAGTCTGGACAAGGAGAGGAAAGAAGCCAAGGGCCGGCCAATCAATGCCATCTGGATCATACTCACATCGGTTACATCGTCTGTCCTATCTGCTACAATCACGTTGATCGTAAGCAAATCTTTGAACGGATGAAAGGGGATCTATGACAAACAAAACGTATGACACTCTCAAGTTTATCGCGGCAACTGCTCTTCCGGCTGTCACTACACTTTGGCTGACGGTGGCCGGCATCTGGGGATTGCCGTATGCCGTGCCCATCGGCGCGACTATGGCTGCCATCGATCTTTTCCTTGGCACACTGCTGGGAATTGAAGCGGCCAAGTACGCAAAGAAACCTGATTGACAATGCGTTCCGAGAGGCGCAGACTGAATAGGTCATGAGTGTCTCCTCGTGTACGTGCATCCCTTTCGTGCCACTGTGAATGCGGGAGAAACCTCGGCCGAAAGGTCGGGGTTTTTCTTTTCGGGAGGAGGTGATACATATGGCGAAGAAGATGGCGTTTGCAGACACCCCGCTAGGTAAGGCAATCGCGGCAAAGAAAGCCAAAGGCGCAAAGAAACCGATGGTCAAAAAGAAAACGGTAGTCGTGAAAAAGAAATAGTCGCGAGAGAGCATCCGAAAGGGTGCTTTTTCTATGCCCGTATGAATGTCTGTCCGCGCACGCCCGCGCATGTGCCCGCCACGCCCGTATTATTATAGAGTTTGACAGTTATTAACAGCAGTGGTAGTATGGATCTATCCAGTCGGAGAGGAGACAGTCATGGAACTAAAGGACATGTCAATGGGAGTATCACTCGAACCCGAACACCATGTATACACATGCGGAAGAGTGGTTATTCCATCGGTGTCGGAAATCATTCGTCCGGCATCGGCTATCCACTATGGGGAGATCAATAAGAAACGCATGACAGAGGCGGCGAAGAGAGGGAGCGCTGTCCACAGGGCAATCGAAGACGAAAAGGAATTCGGGTTCTCGATCAATCATGGCGAGTATGTAGAGGCATACAAGAGCTGGGTCGCAGAACAAACCGAGTACCGACAGATCGCATCGGAACAGATCATCACCCATAAGGCCATGATCTATGCAGGAACAGTCGATGAGATATGCTGGCTGAACAGCCGACTGACAATCATTGACTTTAAGACTTCCGCACAACGAGCAGACAAGCTATGGGCACTGCAGTTGACGGGCTATCGAATGGCATACCTGAGTCACCATACCTCGTACCTATTTTCTAATCCATCGATACGAGTGCTATGGTTACACGATCAGAAAGCAGAACTGATTACCCTTGAACCAAACGATCAGATGTTCCTAGCGTGCATGAAACTGCACACCTACATGAAAGAGGAGACAAAATGATTGAGACGAATTTGGAAATGTACCAGAACCCAGAAGAGTTTGCGCAAACCCAAGCCAAAGACGCAGTCATGTCCATGAAGCAAATAGGCCAGATGATAACCGACATCGCTTCGGATCATGAGTACACTATTGCTGGAGAATTCCTGAGGGATGTTGCCAAATACAAAAAGAACATCGTGGAATACTTCTCCGACATCAAGAAGCGTGCATACGATAGCTGGAAAGCGATTACAGCCAAGGAGAACGAAGCGATCAAACCCGTGGACGAAGAGGACAAGCGTATCCGAGGACTGATGCTGGCATACAAGCAGGAGCAGGACCGCAAGGCAGAGCAGGAACGCCGGAGAGTAGCAGCCGAGAGAGAGGCTGAGAAGCAGAGGCTGATGGAAGAGGCTATGCAAGCCGAGGCCGATGGCAACACGGAGAAGATGGATGCCTTGCTCGATGTCGCGGAGCTGGTAGAAGCATCCCCAGCCCCTGTTGCAGCTACTGTAAAGGCTGATGGTACACACACAAGAAAGTCTCTGGACTTCCGAGTGATCGATGATACCAAGATCCCTGCTTACTTCAACGGGATCAAGCTCAGGGATGTCAACGATATGCAGATCAAGAAAGCCTTGTCTCTTGGTATCACAGGGATCCCAGGCATAGAGATCTACACCAAGGAAACGCTGGTGGTTGGCAGATGAGCAAGATAGAATATTGCATCAAGTGCGGAGAACCTACTGGAAACGCAGGTAGAACAGAGGATAGTTTGTACGTTGGGCATGACGGTCCGTATTGCATTTCATGCTATGTGGCATTGTGGCCACAAATTGACGAGGACGCACAATGAGCAAGAAGAAGTGGTTCGAGGGAGATCCGATCGTAGACTTCTGGAATTTCTGCGGACAAGAGATCGTATTCTGGAATCACAAGGCATACCATCGTACGTGGATTCAGAGCCAGCCTTTTCGGATGGTGCTCGCATTTTTCAAGGCAGGACAATATCACTACGCAGTGCCCATCGAACTGATGGAGCAAATAAGGGAGGCCAACAATGGCAAATGATTTAATCACAGTCAGCTACAAACTTTCGAATGGTGCAATGTTTACGATCGACACAGCCACAGCAAGGGCGCACCTGACAGCAAACCCGAAGACAACCAACCAAGAGATCGCATTGTTCCTGAAACTGTGTGAGTCCGAGGGGCTGGATCCCTATCGAAAGGAAGCATACATAATCAAGTACGGAGACAATGCGGCCCAGATGGTTATCGCGTTTGCTGTCTTCAATCGCAGGGCAAAGGCAAGCCCACGATACGAGGGAGAAGAGGACGGCATAACCGTCATCAATCGTCAGGATCAGATCGAGCATCGCAATGGTGAGCTTCTACTTCCCGATGAACAGCTGATCGGTGGCTGGTGCAGGGTGTACGTCAAGGGCCTACGGGTCCCGAAGTATGTCGAGGTCAACTTCTCTGAGTACAACCAGTCTCAGGCGCTTTGGAAATCCAAGCCGGCTACAATGATTCACAAGGTGGCGATGGCACATGCTTATAGGAACGCATTCCCAGAAGTTGTTGGTGGGCTGTACATCGAAGACGAGATGCAGGAGAACGTCGGAAACACAGTGACGGATGGCAACACAGAGCCTATCGTGCATTTCATTCCGAGGGCAGAGCTTGGATACATGACGCGGAACGTGGACAAGAAAGACAAGGTCGCTGTAGCAAGGGTGTCCGACATACTCAAGCAGCATGGCGCAACAAGCCTGGACACAGTGCCTCTGTCTGCCAAAGAGAAACTTGTCAAAGCAATCGATGACGAGTTTCCGGATCCCAGCGCACCAAGGTCTACAGTCGAAGTGGAGTCTATCCCCGTCGAAGAACCTGCGCCAGTGGTACAGCCCAAGCCAGTGCATTCGGACAAGGACAAGTCCGGTCGGTTGCACAAGGACGAGAAGCCCATCACGTTTGGAAAGCATAAGGGTCTCAAGCTGTGTGAGATCTCAGACGAGTACCTGACATGGGTAGTCGAGAAGATGGAGATCAAGGATGACCAGTATGCAGCAGCCAATCGTGAGCGTAACAGGATCATAGCCGAGTATCTTGGCATGGTTGATCCGATGACGGATGATCGTGAAGAAGAGTATCCGGATTCGTATGAGCCGGAAAACAACGACGATCTTCCATTCCCGTTGGATAGGTGAGCGTATGGCAAACATCGAGCAACAGTCCTTATACGAACTGAGAAAAAAGAATCGTCTAAGCCAGATCGGAACAGCAGCCGTGTTGGGTGTACATATCAACACCTACATCTCGTGGGAGCGGGGGGTATCAAACCCCTCCCCCGAGTTTGCGGAAAGACTTGATGCCTTGTTTGGCACAGGAACATGGAGAGTGGGCGCATGAGTGATGAAAAAATTCTAAGTGATATTGCCCTTAGGTTGAAGCGTGAAGCACAGCGGAAATACAACCATGACCATCCTGAGAAACAAAAGGAATACACGAAAAGAATGTGGGAAAAGAAAGCACAACAGGCACTAGAAAAGGGGGGCATTCCAACACATGAGTGACGTAAAGTGGATCAAGATCGTGACTGACATTTTCGATGATGAGAAGATTTTACTGATCGAGAGTATGCCTGACGCAGACGCAGTCCTGTGCATATGGTTCAAGGTCTTATGCTTGGCTGGTAAAGTTAACACATCAGGCGTACTTATACTCAACGATCGCATTCCTTTCACAGATGAGATGCTTGCTACCATCTTCCGTAGGCCAGTAAGCACAACCCGCATGGCACTCAAAACATTCGAGGCGTTTGGAATGATTGAGGTAATCGGTGATACTATCACCATTCCTAACTGGGGAAAGCATCAAACACTAGACGCAATCGAGTCTAAACGCACTTATATGCGAACATACATGCAGGAAAGGCGTGAAAAGCAGAGACAGATAGCATCAAAAAGCTGTAAAACTAACAGTGAAACAAACAGTAAAGCTAATGTTAGACAGGCAGATAAAGAAAGAGATAGTTTAGAAAGAGATAGTTTAGAAAGAGATATGGATATAGCCGTAAAAAAGCGTGTAAGAAATCCTGTATATGTGGGAGAGTTTGGGAATGTGGTTCTTTCTGTTGAAGAGATGGACAAGCTAAATGAGAAGCTGGGATATGAACGGACAGGACAGATGATCGAGAGACTGTCCGGATACATAGCCAGCAAGGGTGTGAAGTATAAGTCGCACTACGCTACGATCCTTAACTGGGCAAACAAGGATGGTGCGCAGAACACAGGCAAGCAGACGCTATCGGAAAGGGTGCGTGACCTATGACGAGAGATGAAACTAAATCGATAATGGTGGTGATCGGGAATGCTTTCCCCACTTCCAAGTTTGCCAGCTTTGATCGTGAGATGTTGGAGACATGGACGGCATGCCTGTCGGACATTCCATTCGCTACTGCGAAAGCGGCAGTGCTTGCGTGCCTGATGACGGCAGACTTCCCGCCATCCATTGCCCAGATCCGTAGCCGCATAGCGGTGGCAACGATGCAGGTTTCCCAAACGGCAGACGAGGCATGGGGCAAGATTATGAAAGCTGTCCGGATGTATGGAAGGTGCAATCCAAAAGGTGCGGAAGCATTCCTTGGCGC